AGTTACACCAGCGGCTCTAGAAGATACAAATAAAGGATAGCCATCATTGATGATAGCTCTTGCTTCTTTACCCCAATGTGTGGTTAATAAAGCGATAGAACCATCTACTCGATTTGATGATTCGTTGTGAGATAAATTTTCTATTGCGTGTGATATATTCTTTCCTGCTATATCAAAAACATCTGGATGATCAAATTCACCGTAAAGAACTCCTAACATTTTTTTCTTTTCCAATAATGAATTCATACATGGAATGAAATTATCTGCTTTGTAAAATCTTTTATTTCTGTTTTCAACATCGAATTCAGTAAATATACCATTCAACAACATTTTATTAGATCCAGCTACAGATTCAGTAACTAACTTTTCAGTAGCGTTTTCTACAATTAATACGTGTTTCATATATTCTTAAAACAATTTTTTATTATATATTGTTTTACGAATGCTATATTTTTCTAAATTATTCTGCAGGTATTTCTTCAGCTCCTGGTTGAGCTCCAGTTTGTGCTCCTAAATCTTCGGCTCCTGGTTGAGCGCCTAATTCTTGAACTCCTGGTTGAGCACCCATTTCACCGCCTAATTCTTCGCCACCACCTAAGTCACCTTCGCCGCCACCACCTTCTAATGATCCTCCTTCGCCTGTTGCTGTAGATTGACCATCATTAGCTTTCCAATATTTTGCATTTAGTGCAATTTGTTCGTCTGATAATTCTAAAATTTCTTTAGCAATATAATCCCAGTGAAAATATGGTTTATCATCTTCACGTTTTAAACCATTTTGTAATTCTGATGCAATAGTTGCTTTAGCTTGTAAATTAGATAATTCTTTAGCTTTTACTATTTCAGAATGACCGTAAAAATTAATATTCAAATCATTATACATTTTATTATTGTTTTCTAATTCTGGAAAATCTAATAAAATTTGTAATATAATTGGTTTTAATAAAATATCTTTAAATAATGTTCTTAATCTTTCAATATATTGTGTAAAATTATAATCATCATGTGTTATTTCACCACCAACACTATAAATGTTTCCTCCACCAATAGTATTATCTAATCTTGATAATGGAAATTTACTTGCAGCCTTTAATGCATTTTTAAACCAAATTAATTGTGAGCTTTCATTTAAATCATGTCCACCTGGTTCAATTATAGACATTTCTGGTCTAGTATCTCCTGGATTTGGTAACCAATATTCTTTTGAATAAGGTAAATCTTTAGATCCATCAATATAGATTAAACCTGTAGTATCATCAAATGTAACATGATCTTTATAATCTGCTATTAATGTAGCTATTTCTTGTTCTGCCAATGCTGGAGATAATCCTTGAGTAGGAATAACAAACTCTTTATGCATTGTAGCATTAATTAAGTTAAATAATAATCTTGATCTTTCAATTGATTTCAATTCATTGTATGGTCTAATTAAAGGTTCAACATATGATGTTTCCATGTAATTAGAAGATCCTGAATAAGAAATATAAATAATCTCTGCATCTAATAATATTCTTTGATTTTGTTGATCACCTGGATATTGAATCCAGATTTTTAATCCAGATTGAGGATCAACAATAGGAATAACTGTTTCAGGTAATAATTTTTGAAAACCAATAATATTTTTTCCTTTTTTATCATAAATAATTTCACGACAAATATAACCTTCAACTAACCAATCTCTACATACATCCCATGCTAATGATCCATCAGAAAATCCAGATAACGTATAAATGTTTTCAAATATTTGTTTTGTTTTATTTCTTAATGTTAATGGATATATTTGTGGTAAATCTTCTAATTCACAGAATTTTTTATCTTTACTATAAACAATTATTTCATTTGCCATTTTTGTAACAAAATCTCTAATCTCTATTTTAGATGCATATTCTTTTAGAATATTTATTTTCATTAAATATTCTGTAGACAACGCAGCAATTGTTTGTTTTTCTTGCATTTGAGCATGAACTTTTCTAGAAAATAAATCATATCCATATCCTGATGAATCAGTTAATATACTAATGTCTTCATTGGCATGTATACCTTTTGCATTTTTTAAAGCAGATTCACCATAATTTCTACCAAATTTAGATAGTCTTGCTATTGAGTTAGTAAAAAAATTATTTGTTTGAGGATTAATAGTTAATCCACTTAATATATTTGTTTCTGTTTGTCTATAAGGATTATAACCAGCCATTTATTAAAACATTGTTTTTATTATTTTTAATGATTCTTGTAAATTGTCATTCTTTTTATCAAGATCCATATATGTATTTGTTAATTGTTTTTCCATATTATCATAATTGTTTAAAATTTCATTTATGATTTTTTTATGTCTTTCTTCTTTTTCTTTTATTTTCTTTCGCCATATTTCTATTAACTTACCATCATCAACGCCAGTAAATTTAGCAGTAGACATAGTAATAAATTGTTGTAAAGATTTTGTAGAAACTTTATATAATTTATTTATTTTTTTAATATCAAATTTTCTTATACTCCACTCAAATCCTATAGTACTCAATAGTTTATATATGTTTGTAAAGTTTATTGCTTCTAATTCTTTTTCTTTATCAAATGATAATGTATTATTTTCTTCTATAACATCTAAATTAAAATTCAATAAATTATTAAAAAACACTGTTCTTATACTAACTGGTATAAAATTTATAGATACAGCATAAACCATTCTTGTATTATTCATATCAAACCAATCTATTAATAATACTGGATTAAACTTTTCCATTTTAGAAGATTTTCCATCTAAATCATAAAACATAAAATAAAAACCGCCTTTTCTAAGATTATTTAATTTTACTTGTTGTATTAATTCGCTTCTACTATTATTCATTTCTTTAGAAATAAATTCGAAATTATTTGAATATATAGAACTTCCTTCTTGTTTAAATTGATTTTTTACAGAATCTTTAAAATAATCTTTTTTCATTTTCTATATTAATTTTTTATGGTTTAAATTGACCTAAATGTTTTTCAGTTACTAACCAAAATTGAATATCTCTATTTTTACACCATTCAATAGTGTGTTTCCATTTGTATTTATTTTTTTGCCATACACCCAATTCATACTCTAATTGTTTTAATTTCTTTTCTGAAATATTTCCTTGAGGTATAATAGGTTGTCTGATTTCTTTTTCTGGTTTTATTTCAACCAAAAATCTATTCATTAATCCTTCTACTTTATTGTTTTTTGTTTCTAAATAAAAATCAGGAATATAAATTCTACTATGTCCTTTATAATCAACATATGGTATTCTAAATACTTCTGAACCCCATTTTAAAACACTTTCATTTAAATCACAATATAACATAAATTTATATTCCCATGAAGATCTATAAACTATATCAGCTGGATTACCTAAATATTTATGAACGTTTTTTATTTTGTATTTTCCTTGATGATATTTATCTGGATTACTTGGAGCATGTGCCATAATTATTTATTCTCTTCTCTTAATATTTCAATATCATCAGATCCTGGTATAATTTTAATTTTTTTACCATTAGCTTTTGAATAAACCCAAAAGTCAATTTTCTTTTCTTCTGGTTCATCTAATACTGATTCGTATTTAGATCCTGTTCCTGGTAAACAATATGCAATTGTGCAATGTGCGTGATAATCAGGAAAATCAGATTTAAAAGGATATATTTTAGAAAATATTTTATTCAATATTTTTAATTCATCTGATTCTATATCCCATTTAACTACATCAAATTTATCATTAGTAAATAATGAAATTTGTTTTGTATTAACTACAGGACCATTAATCATTCTTAATAAATCGATTATTTCTTCTTCATCAATTTGATCATCTATTAAACCATATAATACTGTAACATGTGGTTCAATTTCTAAACCATATTCATTTTCTTCATTATTATATAAATCTTCTTCAGATATTGCAGGATCATTAAAACCATTATTAAAATATCCCATTATACAACCATATGAATATTGTTGATCTTCTGATTTTTCGTTTAATAATTGTAATTTAAACTCTTCAAATGTTGGAAATTTTTCTTCTTTCATATTTCATTGATTATTTTTATACATTATATAAACCTTGACCGTTATTTGAAGAATTAATACTAATTAATTTATAATATTCTTGATCTTCTTTTTTAACACCCTTTTTATTATACCAAAAATTAATAAATTCTGTTGTAGAACGTTTGTGTATTTCTGTAAGATATGCAAATGCACTATTAGTTTTATCTGGATTAAAACTTTGCCAATTCAATAACAAATTTAAATAAGATGTTTGTATACTGTCTTTTTTATCTTCTTCGTAAAAAAAACTTCCTTGTTTTTTATTAATAGCACCTTTAACTAATAGAATAATATCTCTTTCTGCTTTTCTGGTTAACTTTCCTAATCCTTTTGATAATATAATTTGATATGTAAAATCTACATCATTGAT